CCTGAAGCGGCTCCTGCGACCATCCCGACGGGTCCTGGAATGAAGGATACGGCACCGAGAGCGGATTTGATCCAGTCCCAAGCCCGTTTCCACGCGGAGTCATTGAGAGCAGCAACAACTGCTATCTCACTGGCCTTGGCGTAGCGACGGTAGAGTGAGAGGGCAAGATCATCTCGAGCTGGCGGGAACCGAGAGTATTCGTAGAGTGAGGAGGAGGCGACTGGCAGATACTCAACGCAGGCCCAAATGCGTAAACGCATGTTGTAAGATTGGTCCTTTGGAATATCTATGCGGAAGTAGAGTCCCTGCATGCCGCCGTCACAGCCCATGTATGTCCCGTTGAGGACTCCATGCATGCTGTCTTCCTTCAACTTTCCACAGTTCTCCATGATAGGGATGAACTCCTCACTTTCTCCTCTGACAGCCACAGAAAAGCACCCATTGATCAAGGAGTCAGACCAAGATCGAAGGGGGTTGCTTCCGGTGGGCTCTAGTCCACTGAGGACGGGAGCCGAGTACTGTTGGAGGACGGAGGACATCGTTAGTACGGCAGGGGTCGCTGCACTATCGACAAAGGAAGTTGTGTAGGGAGAGGCTGTGCCGGTGACTTTGACAACGACAGGGTTAGTGCCAGCGGCGGCATCGAACGTAGCAAAATTGGCAGTTTTGTAGGCTACCGATGGTTTGAGGTTAAGTTTGCTTACTACGATGGCACCGTTGGCTGTCTGGAGGGGGGCTGTATTCTTAAGTTCTGCGGACAGGGAAGCATAACGGAAGGCGTTCACGTTGGCCGCACGGGTGTCTGTGTATTGGGTAAACAGCCCGTTGGCCCCGAAACTGTCCCCGAATGATGTTGGGGCCCAGTTCTGGGTTGCGGTGGGGAAGGCAGTGGTGTCAGTGACACACGACCAGTATGCTTGACCGGCTGTTGGGAGAATCAAGATGTGGGTGGACTGGTTGGCCCCAGATGCAGATGGTGTTATGGTGGTCTCTAGTCGGTGTTTCTTCAAAAGCACTTTGTTGTCTCCTCCGAGAGGGAGACCTGCCCCGGCATCGTCAAGAAAGTCCGGAGCAGCAAAAGCACATTTGAGATAGTTAATGCCGTCCTGCGAGAGATTCGCCGGAGATGCTTTGCGCACCTGTCGGCTGATCTTCGCCAGCGGCTTGGTCGGTCGGAGTTTCTTCGCGACATTGAGTTTCGCGCGTTTCATCCTGGATGGTGATTGTGGCTGGTGGGGGGAGTTGTTTTACGTCGGCGGGAATCGCCGGCCAGACATCACCGCCCACTACAACATCGAAGTTGTTTTGTCGGGGGGCGTGGATCTGGGTGACGTTAAAGAAGTCGTCGAATGTCTTGACTTCCGCTAGCTGGGCACAAATGTTGGTGATGTGTGCGTCATCTTTTTCCATGAGTTCAGCCACGAGGCTGAAGTTGTTCCAGGACTTGAGTTGGGGCCACTGAGTCTCGGCATTGCTGTAGTACGGTCTTTCCTCAGGGAAGTCTCGTTCAACTTTTCCGAAATTCTCAACGGCGCGGAGGATGGCACGCATGTAGTCAGACACCAACGGAGTGTCGGCGTCCATCTGCAGCTGCCCGATGGCTTTGTTAGCCATCCTTCCAGCATACTCTTTGTCCGTCATCATGGCGGGGTTTCCATTCACTAAGTGAGCCCGGGAGAGTACTCGACCGGGGTCACACACTGATTCGGGGCCACTCCAGGCGTCGTTGTAGAACCGCGAGAGGAAATTGACCCGGACTGGGTTTTCGGGGTCCGGGATGGCGGTGGCTACGTCGCTGGTGACGGAGAAGCCTACTTCACGACAGATCTTGTTGAAGATCTTAGCATCCCCTCCGGGCGTTAGCCCGTCATCCCCACAGTACAACCCAAGTTTTGCCCAGGCGTCACGGGGTCTGTGCCCCATCTTCCTGAACATGACAAAGTGGAGGTACGCGTTGGGGAGTGTGGAGCGTTGGGTGGTGTTTAAACAACCGGAGAGAGTGCTCTTGCCTGATTTGTAGTGGACACCTTCGGCAGTGGTGATGTTTTTGTTGAGGGTTTCAGCAAGGAGTTGGTCAACTTCTTCATGGTAATGAAGGCTAAACACGGCGTGGTAAATCTCTTCCAACAACTCTTTGGAGAGATCACCTGATGAACCGTCCATTTTGTCGAAATCATCCAGGAGCACCCAAAGACTGGGGGCGACTTTGGCGAAGACGCGGTCCGATATGCTTTTGGGGTGATCCCCAACTGCACACCAGTGCTGCTTCTGCATGATTGCGCTGACGACTTTCGCGAAAGCGGCGAATCGCGTCCGATGTGATGCGTCCATGGGAGTGATGTTCCGAGCTGCCTTGGCATGGCGGCTGGCTTCAACTTTCATGAAGGCACTTGGTCGGCTGGGAATCGCGGCCTCTACTGTGCCACTGATTTTCTCGAAACCCGCACGTTGGGACGGTTTAGCTTGCGTCTCCAACACGGCTCCGAGTGGCCATGGTTCAGCGGCATGGCGTACCGGCACCAACAAGTCCACAAATTCCCGCATGTATTTCTTGTGGTATGATGGTGTCGGGGTGGTGTTACGTACTTTTTCGAGCCTATACTCTATGGTCTTCAGGTCTTGATTCCTGCAGCGCGATGGACCGAGGGCGCAGGACATCTTGTCGAATAGGCTGGGGATCTTGGCGGTCATGGTGGGTTTAGGGGCTTCATCAGGACTAGTGTCAGCAGGGAAGAAATTGTTGAGTTCAATGACTCCCCGTTTCACATCTACCACCGCCTGGAGTTTCTTCCAGGTGAAGTAGTATCTGTGGATCAGGGTCATTTCATCGCAAGGTGTTCCGTTCGGCCTCGGGGAATTGTACGTCTCCTCTCGGAGTCGGTTTTTGGTGTCGAAGAGGCTGAGGGTGGCGGTGGTCTTATGAGACTGAGTTTGGCGTTCAGTTTCCAAGAGACTCATCAATCCTTGTTGGCTGACTGTCGTGGTGAAGGGACTATTGTCGTCGGCGACATGGTGGAGGATGCTGTCGCCGACGAGTTCGGTGATTACGTTAAACTCACCTCGCGAGACTTCGAGGCGTCTGATTGGGTTGCTACGGAAAGCAAACCAACCTACAGGACCCCAGATAGTTGAGATAGGGGTCGCTGCGGTGATGACGCGGAGCTCATCGAGGCGGATGGTGTCGATGTGGTATAGGACTGACCCGAACCAGTGGTGTACATAGGCGGTGTCGGTTCGGTAATCCCATAATTCATGCTGATACTTGGCGTAGCCACTGACACTCATATCGAATCTGTTGCCAGAGAAGCGGTAGGTGATGTCGCCTCCCACAGTACCACCAGGTTTAAGTGGCAGCACCGTGGCGATGAGTACATTGTGGCCGTCCAAGTATCCGTTGATGTCACACTCGTGATAGTCCGAGTCCTTGAACAGAATGATGTCGTCTGTTCCCATGGTATCATACCTGTATTCCGATCTGGTGTCGACATCCCAATAAGCAAGTCGCTGGCCACGTTTGGTGGTCTTTTGGTCACCAGCGCTCATGCTTATGGTGTATGATAGATGGCCGCTTTTGGCGACCACGTCATCAAGCCAGTCGTGGATACAAGTACGGGTCAACGCGGCATCAGCGTGCGAATGCCAGCCCATCTGCGGCCGTCGAGTTGGTTCCAACAGGTCTTTTGCAAGACGTTGGAAGCTCCTCCTGACGACGTCTGGATGGCGGACAGTACACGCAAATACCACCTTCGATTTCAACTGGTACAGCGGCTTGGTCAGGGCTCCTGGACGTGCTCTGGCCACCAGTAACCCACATAAGGTGGGGACGAGTATGGCGAGGAGGACGTCGAGGTAAATTCCCAACGAGCGCAATACGGCGAGGACGAGGCTCCCGACGAGACCCCACACCAGGGTCCCTACGGCGAGAATCTCTTCCAGAAGGTAAGATAGACTGAGGAGTTCGGCGGGATCTGCAACCTGCGCCTCGACGACACCACCCCCGACACAGAGGAGACCGAGTACGTCGACTCGATCGTCGCCGACATCGAGTGGCTCGGGTTCCATCCGGCGAACCTGCTGCACGCCTCGGACTACTTCGGCCAGCTCTACG